CATCGTCTCTCCGGAAGAGAAGAACTTCGGAGGGAGTCGAGAGATTGTGGCCACATCGGACTTTGCTGTAGGCTTCGGCACCGGCAGAGTGCAGGTGGTGACAACCACGTCGTCCGGCCTCAACGCTCTCCTGCCCGACCCTGCTACGATCGAGCCTCTCTCCGGAGGGGTGTTCTTCACTGTGTTTAACGACGGCCCGACCCACGCTCTCAACATCAAAGACCATACTGGCAACACGCTCGTGTCTGTGCCCACAGGCCAAGCTGTAGAGATCTGCATTTCCCGAGACTCTAGCGGAACCCCATACTGGTACTCACGATGATCACACAGCTACAAGAGCAGGGCGCAGTCACCAACGTTGTTCTGTCCGGGTCTACCCCATTCAAGCTAGGCTGGGGAGAGAACGTACGACTGACCGGAGCAGGGTCGATCGTACTTCCCAGTCCGGCATCTCTTCCCAGGGGAGGACCGGTGTTTGCTCTGCTCAACGCTTCTGCAGGAAGTGTAGCTGTGACTACATCGTTCGGCAGTGTTCCGTCGCCGATCCCTGCAGGTAAAGAACTCTTGCTGTACACGACAGGCATCGGCTGGAGAGGGATCCTCAGGTCTGGTCCTTCAGCCCATACTGTGCAGTCGGGACGGTCAGATCCTGTGTCGTTTCTCGTTGGCGTTGAGCCTGCGGCACCGGTCGATTGTTCGCAGGTGTGCAACCCATCGCAGACGTACCAGACACTGCAGATGTTTATCAACTCCGCCGACGCAGCGAGAAACTCGCAACGAGATCCTATCCGAGGTGCAGATGTTCGGGTGCCCGACCTCCTCGAGATTACCCTGTCCGATCTTCTGGAACGGGACACTAACCACTCGCACACAACCGAGATCAGCAATCGGCTGAAGCAGCTGTTGTTTCGCAATCCCATCAAGCTGACTTACGACGGGGTCGGGACCTACGGCACGTCGTCTCGGCATCCCCACCACGTTCGGCTCGATGCCGGTACGCTCGTATGGTCCCTTCCTTCGCAGACAGTCAGTCGAGGGGTGTGGAGATACTCGCAGCAGTACAAGGTCGCCGGAGTCACGCGATCGCTAGAGGTCCGGTTCGTTGCAGAGCAGGCCGCAGCAAGCGACGAGCAGGGAGCATGGGGTGTGCTGTTCTCGCTGTACGTGTTCTCCAACGAAATCAACCCGTCATTCGTCGAAGGCGACACGGTAAACGGGATAGTGTGGAACAGGAACGACCCTCTTGTGTACGTTAGCCCGGGATACGTCGTCGGCCTGGTCACAAGACGAAAGAGGTTCCATCCGCAGCTGCTCGTAGCTGCTCATATCCCGACCACGTTTCAGGCTCCTGCGGGAGGAGTGCGAGTGCCGGTCGGGAACGAGTTGTGGGAGTACGAGTACCGCCGACAGAATGGATCTCCGTGGTCAAACGGTCTTGCCATGGGCGGGCAGGCCATCAACAACAGTGTGTTCTGTCGGCCCAAGTCTGGTGGAGGACTCACCAGGGCGCGGTGCATGACGGTCGGTGGCGATGTGCCAACATCCATTCTCCATCCGTTTCTGACGATCGAGAACGGAGACGGATATGGCGGCACACACCTCAAGCCTGTCAACGCAGGGTGGGATGAAGACGAGGGAGAGCTCACCATACTGAGCGACATCCGCCTGCGGGACTGCAGGTTCTCGCAGCCTCCCGTGTCTACATGCTTCGGACATCCGGCAGGTCTGTACGGGATCGGCGGCACGCACCGATGCTTCTTGACTACATCCGGTCTAGAGCAGACGTGTTATCCACCCGCATCTCCGGTGACGGTCGTGGTCCGAGAATCTTGCTGTGCGTTCACCAGTACCCTCGACGAGCTCTGTGTCGCGACCGACAAGCAGTGCATGGTGGCATCCTGGTACGTTACCTCGTTTCGCTTGCGAGTTGACGACTACAACTTTGGGATTACCGATCCGCTCGACCGTTTCATCGAGTGGCGAGCAACAGGACCAAATCCCGACTACGTACGATCAGAGTGGATACCAGACCTGACGTATCTTACACAGTTGACGGCTCCCATCGGAACCTGGACCAACGCGATGAACGTCATCACAGTGACGACAGTCGCCGGAGCGGGGTGGCTGCGAGCTATCAACTACTGGCTGTGGGCGAGTGGTGCTGTGTGTGCACACTCGAAAGTCTCGGCTCAGTTTATGATGGCATCGGCGACGGTACCGCACTGCTTTCTCCTCAGACATGACGGCGCAACCGGCTACGTCTTTGAGGCGAATCCCGGCACAGGCACGGTCCGGATCTACTTTGACAACAACGGAACCCCCGAGCTATTGGTCGAGAAAACCGGAGTGTCGATCGCCAGCAACCTCGAAGCATCCGCAGAGGCTATCGGTACCCATCTTGTATTTCGTGTGGGCACACACGTGGTCGAGGCAGACGATGCCCGGTGTAAACGACAGGGACTGATCGGACTCGCGACCACATCGATCACCGCTGGAGCCATCTTTGAGAACTTCCTCCCAGAAGACTGGAACAACCGTGTCTCGGCTCCAGGCTCGTTTGTGCCGGAGGCTCAGCTGTTAGTCAAGGTGCGGATCGACGAGGGTACGCCTCAGCTGCTAACCGTCGAGTATGACGAGAAGCTCTGCGGCAAGTACCTTGCAGGCGGATGCACCGGAGTGGACGACGAGGTCTGCGGAGAACTGATCGAAGGTGAGTGTTCTGGTGGATGTACCAAGACCGAGATACAGGAGTGTCCTCTCACTCTCCCGCCGACTACTTTCAACAGCACCGACACGTTTACGACGCCAGCATCTCAGACTACTTCTCCTCCCGCAATCGACGCTGCGAGATGTCCAGGAGCGTTTGTAGCAGTTGAAGTAAAGCTGCCAGCAACGTGTATCCCTTCAGACTGGGGGTACCTGCAGGGGATCAAAGCCTGGGCGTTTGAACGGGACGCAGTAAAGGAAGTATTATGAACCTAACCTACCGCATACAGAAAGAAGCTCTCGCTCGCGGTATGTCTCTCGACACCATGACACGAGAAACTTACGACTCTCTCGCGATCGAGATTCGTACCAACGCAGAACTCGTTCGGGACGGAGCAAAGCGGTACATATCCCAGGCCGCTTCAGCACTAGGTGTGTCGGTTTCTCTGCCTGTCTTGTCCTACCGGGAGTCGAAGTGTGAAATGTGTCCACATCTTCGTACGCTCGTAGACGGAGAATCTGCTTGTGACGCATGTACGTGTAGTGGGCAAGACCTGAGAAACAAGCGTAGGACCCCATGGGCACGTTGCCCGATCGGGGAGTGGGAGGTCGTTGATGCCGATTGAAGTCTCCGGAAACTTGTCGGCACTGACCATCTCGGGAGAGCACCGCTTTGCGTCGTGCTGGAAGATCCTGCGCCGGGACGGTACCATCATCCGGCTCACCGACCACGACTCTCTTCTAGTGCTTCCCAACGACGGGACGTATCAACCTCAGAACGGTGTAGAAGCGTCTGCTCGGCAGAAGAAAGAAGGAGGGCCTGCCGCCAACTTCGAAGTGCGGGGTGTGTTGTCCTCCGATCTCATTACTCCTGAAGATCTCCTCTCAGGCAGATATCGCGAAGCCGACGTCACAGAGTTCATGGTTGATTGGCGGTACCCGCACGCTGGTGTGTTCCGGACCCATCAGTATATCATCGAAGACACACAGCATGACGGACGAGAATGGAAGGGTAGTGTGGTAGGGCTCTCGTCCAGGTTGCGGCACAAGAAGGGACGCAAGCTTACACGGACATGTGACGCAGACTTTGGAGACTCACGGTGCAAAGTCAGTCTTGCGGCACACACCTACACAGGGTCGGTCGTCGGCATCTTCTCCAGTCGTCAAGCGTTTACGACCAGTCTCAATCATCCGAGAGCCTTCTTCAACGGAGGCAGACTGACTTGGACATCGGGACAGAACAACGGCATTCTGTGCGAGATCAAGAACTCTCTCGCGACAGCGGGTGGAGGTCGGGTAACGCTCTGGCTCAAGACACCCCTCGACGTCGAAGCCGGAAACACGTTCAGCGCCATCCGTGGATGCCCCAAGACTTACAACGCATGTGTGGGGTACGCCAACCTCGCGAACTTTCGTGGGTTCGACACTATGCCTGGCAACGACACACTGATGAGGACTCCAGATGCAAAGTGAAGACGTCGTCGCGTACGCACGAGAATGTCTAGGCACCCCGTTTCACCATCAGGGACGTGTCGTTGGAAAGGATGGAGGTCTTGACTGTGTCGGGGTGCTCATCCACATCGCAAAGCGGTGCGGTCGAACCCCACAAGACAAACAGGCTTACCCGCGCACGGGTGACGGCGCAGCCCTGCGGAGGTGTCTCGCCGACAACGGCCTGAGCCTTCTCTCCCAGGAAGAAGGTCACCGAGCAGGTGACGTGCTGCTCTTTCGTGTAGACTCCCGCAGGAGCCCTGGACATGTGGGTGTGCGAACATCGGATGGGCTTGTCCAGGCTCTTTGGAAACTGAGATGCTGCGAGATCGCATACCCAGACGACCTGTGGCTTGATCGGTTTGTTGAAGCATGGAGATTTCCCAATGGCTAGTCTCGCCCTCGGCATCGCAGGCATTGCACTGGCTCCTGCTTCTGCAGGAGCTTCGACCGTTGCGTTGTATGCCGCCATCGGTTCTGCTGTCGGTGGGGTCCTCGATGCATTCGTAATCAACCCGCTGTTGTCACCGAGCCAAAGCTTTAACGGTCCTCGCCTGGACGATGTTCGCATCTCAACTGCAAGTGAGGGTAGCGATCTAGCTCTCGGCAACGGTCCAGAGAATCCTGTGTCAGGGAGATTTATTTGGATTGGTCCACTCATCGAGGTTGAGACTGAGGTTGAGCAAGGCGGCAAGGGTGGAGCTTTCGGAGGAGGTGGAGGATCGAGCAGTAGGAGACGTGAGTACTACGTAGATCTTGCTATCGCGTGGTGCGAAGGACTCATCGGACGTGTGGTACAGGTCAAGCTAGACGCAAAGAACGTGTACACCGCAGGTGTTCTGAGTGCAACACGAGCCCAGCCGTCCGTCACATTAAATCTGACGACCGTGTCGCTCAGTGCCACCGACAACTCGGTTTCCAACACAACGGACGTCTTCCAAGACTTTCGTGTCGGTCGATTTATCACGATGAGCGGCTGGACCGGAACGGCTGGGTCCGGATCTAACAACGGTCGCTTTCGCATCGTGACCAAGGTGTCGAATCGTAAGCTCGTGCTGGAGCGAGCTATCCGCAACCTGCCTGTGGGTGCGGGGTTGGTACTGTCTACAGAAGCGGCTGGAGCTTCCATTCAGCTTATACACGAGGAGTACGACATCCCGGTTTCGGACGCTCGATACGAGTCGATCACTCACTACACAGGCAGTGAGAACCAAGT